CTAATGTTCCACTGACTTTCTTAGCTTTGACATTTCTTCTGCTAGTGCTTTTGCATCCTGCCCTGAGTGATTGTATATATCTGCCGTTGTTTCATACTTGGCATGACCGATGATACGCTGCAATTTTTCAGGTTGCATACCGCAATCTGCCGATAACGTTGCAAACGTATGACGGCAGCAATGAGGCGTTATCTCCGTGTCATATTTCTTTGTTGTTTTGCCGCTTTTTAGTTCTGTAACTGTCGGCTCGGGTATCACACCACACTCGGCAAGTGCAGGATAAAAATTGCGTTTTCTGAAATTGTTGACATCACCATTCAGCAAAAAATCCGTCTTGCTTTCATTGTACCAATCTTGTACAAACGTCTTTATTTCGGGTATCTGTGACGGAAACGGCACAAGTCTGTCCTTGCCCGCTTCGGTCTTGATGCCGCCGATCATGTAGTTCTCGGCAAGGTGGACATTCTTTTTAAGTATCGTGAACACCTCACCGATACGAAAGCCTGTGTAGATCATAAACAAAATGACTTGGACAGATCTATCCGAAGAGTGCTCCCATAGCATTTCAAGTTCAGATGTTGTAAAAATTCTTTTCTCTTTCTTGACCTCTTTTGGAAGTGTTATGTATTCAGCATAGTTTTTGTCTATGATATCATTTTGGGCGGCGTACTTGCAGAGCTGTGAGCATAGCTGCTTTATTTTCGCACATTGCGAACGGCTGAAACGTTTGGCACATTCATTAACACATCTTTGGTAGTCTGCTGTTTTAAGCTCTGACATCTTCCTGCCTGCGATACTATCAAGGTATCTCCAGGCGGTCTTGTAGCCCTGCTCACCGCTCTTTGTAAGGCTTTCAAAATGCTCGGAACTCCAATTCTCATACGCTTGTGCAAGCGTTAGGCTGGAGTGATCTATGTGCGTAGAGTTGAAGTAACTATCAAGGGCGGCTTGTGCCTCTGCTGCCGTTTTGAAGCAGCCGATGTATTTTTCACCTGTGCCGGACGTTGTTCGAGGGCTGAAAACCACATATGGGCGGTTTTTGTATTCAGGCTTGTATCTTATCGTGCCTGTACCTCTTGCTCTGCGACGTGTTTTTCTTTTAGTAGTTTCCTGCTTCTTGCCACAGTAGTTGCAATAAATAGAGCCGTCAGGAATTTCCTTACGGCATTTTTTACATAGCATATTTGCCTCCTATTCTTGACACTTCCCCGAAAGTGTGCTACAATAAAAGGGCAAAATTCGCCCTTTCGTGGTTGAAGTGGGTGTGAATTTGGATCGAGCTGATACTGTCAATATCAGCTCACCTGTCCTCTGAGTGCTGTCAACGCTCGGAGGACTTTTTTTATGATTTTATTCTGTATTTTCTTGGTGTACGAACAATGATAGTTATCATATCATTCTCGTTTTGCACTATAGCAATTACTTTCGCTTTGGTTATTTTGGAAATTGCTTTCTTCTTTGCCTTTACATTCTCGATATCATCTGAAAATTTTAATTTAAGGGTAAATGACAGTGTTTTGGTATCTGTATTTATATCTTCTATCCTTGAATAAATTCCACACTTTTCGAGATAAGCAACTAGCATTGTAGATGAGTTGGTCAAATAAGATCTGAATAAATTAAGCTTATCATCAAATGTCTTTTCTGTTTTATCAACCATATGTGAAAGCGTATCTCTGTCCAACAGCTCTATATCATTCACCTGTGCAAGCTGTTTGGCAGGCTCGGTAAAATACTGATTTGTCATAACGGCACCTTTGTCACATTGGTAGTACGCAAGTCCGCCGACAACTTCTTGTATAGGGGTGTTGTCAAGTTTGTGATTGTATCGCTTGCATTGTATCGCATATCTGACCTTGTCTTTCTCTGCAATGACATCAACGCCAAAGTCACCGGAGCTTCTTGTGACCTTAACGTGTTTGTAGCCGTTGGCTTTCAGAATATCAGCACAGGCATATTCAAATTGGTGTCCGTCCATTTTATCAAGTTGTTTCAAAGTATACTTTCTGTGAAGCTTGCGGTAAATGGTGCAGACCATGCTTATGAATATGATAACGCCGATCACGATAGCAACTACCATAAGGTTATGTTTGGCTCGCTCGGATATGTGAGTTCTAATAAGGTCTATGATAAGAGCGATTATGCAGACAAATATCAGATAGCCAAATATAGTGGCAATGCAGCTTGGCTCTGATTTGCGTTTCTTTGAGGACATTCTGTCACCTCACAAGCTGCTCATAAAGCAAACAGCCTTGCCGAGAATGCGTATAGTGTCAAGCTCATCGTTGATATACACAAGCGGCTCATACGCAGGATTTTCAGGATTGAGGATAAGCTTATGCTTTTCAGGATAATAATAGACTCTTTTCAGCGTTGCCTCATTATCAATTATCACTGCTGCGATCTCACCGTTTTCGACCATTGGCATTTGCTTGATAAAAACGATATCGCCGTCAAATATTCTTGCGTTTATCATACTGTCACCCTTAGCTTTAAGGCAGAAATCAGCGTGGATATCAGTATCAGCCATTATGTAGCTTTCGTGATCCTCATCTGCAAAAATAGGTTTGCCGCAAGCTATCTCGCCGACCATAGGAAACTTTTTAAGTGCAAGTGGTCTGATGTTGTCAAAGTCGTTGAAAATGCTATCAGACGTATCCTCAACAGTTTCTTCACCTGTGATAAGTGAAACAGGATTGAGTTTAAGCACCTTTGCAAGTTCGGCTATCTTATCCCTTTTCATATTTGATATAAAGCCGTCTTCCCACTTCTTTACTGTACTCTTGCTAACGCCAACAGCATTGCCCACATCTTCAAGAGTAAGTTCAAGTTCTGTCCTTCTTTTATTTATAAGTTTTCCTATGTCCATAATTTTTGACCTCCTGATTTGGATTGATTATATTATAACATATAAGTTTCTAAAATGCAACTACTTTTTCAAAAAAAGTGAAAAAAGTTTCCTAAAGGGGTTGACAATGCTATTTTGATATGATATACTGAAAGTGTCCTAAAGGAAACTAAGACAGGAAAGGGCGGTGAAAGCAATGAATATTAATGACCTTAATGCGGAGATAGCAAGGTGTGGTCTGACCATTCCAAAACTCGCTGAGCTAATAGGCTTGGACAAGAAAACGCTGTATTCTCGTATGAAAGGGGAAACTGCGTTTAAGCAGCCTGAGATCGCAAATATCTCCAAAGTGCTGAAACTTACGCAAGAAAAGATACTTGATATTTTTTTTGCAGACACAGTTTCTTAAAGGAAACGAGTGATTAAAAAGGGGGTGAGAATATGGAACTCAGAAAAGTGTTATCACAATATTTTTCAGAGCAAGAAGTTGTGAAATTACTGGCGTTACTTGATAAAGATATTTGTGTCATTGTCGAGGGTAAGCAAGGACCAACGGGAAAATCGACACTTTGCCGCAAACTAAAAGAGCTTGGTTATAAAGCTGTTGAACGTTGGGAAATAGAAAAAGAGGAAAACAACAATACTGTGAGCATAGTTGTTTCCCTCAATGAAATGATAACCAAAAGAATTACTTCATCTGAGCTTTTCGCTTGACTATAATAGGTGAGCGTTCAGAAATGTTGAAACACCAGTTTAAGGCATTTTCGTTGTTAGTTCTATAATTAGCTTCGAGCATAGCTCCTTTAAGTTCGCCATTAGTAAAATATTCGTTTGGATATTCTTCTTCAATCCAATGTTTAATACTGTAAGATGTATAACGAGTATTTATGCTTTCGATTGGCCTGAGATTATTTGATATCCAAGATAATAAAAAGCTCTGACGATCTTTGGGAAGTTCATAAAATGTTTCTGGCAGATCAACTTTATTCATTGCAGAAACCTCCTTTCTTTGTAAGATATAGCCATTATATCACAACTGAGGAGAAAATGCAATAAATGATTGAAGAGGGGGGTGAGGACTTGGCGGCTAATATAGTGTATGCTATAGCGTTCGGATTATTGGCAGGTGGTATTCTGTCAGACTGTGATTTTGATTGTGTTATGGACTACATAATGTTCATTATGGCATTGGGATTATGCCTGTTAAACATAGTATTGTGCCTACTGTGATAAAGAGTACAAACAGCAAAGAAAAAATCAATATGGTCTGTAATATCGCAAGTAAGACAGCTTTTGTGATGAAAACTATTTTACCATGTCGGTCATACCAATTGTGTTGATAGCGATATGGCGTTGAAATTTTTGGAATGCCAACATATTTACAAAGATTGTTGTAAGTATCTAAGAAGCTATTGCAAAATTTTTCATAAAACAGTTGTTTGTCATTATCTTCGCAGTTGAGAAAAATTTCAAAGTCATTGTAAACGTCATTTTCAACATACAGTACAAGAAAACGGACAGAAAGGGGTGAGGAATTATGTTTGATGAGTTTCGGCAAAACATCAAAACAATTGCGAAGTTAAGGCACTTAACATATGCTCAGATTGCTGAAAAATCAGGGCTGAAAGCAAATACGATCAGAGCATTCATGTGCGGTGTAGATGACAGTAGACGTATTGCTGAAAACATTGCAGATGTACTCGGTGTAGAGATTGTGTACAGCAACGGTAAGTACAAAATCAACAGTAATAAGACAGAGAAAGAAGGTGAACCAATGCCAGACAACATTGAATTGAGGGGCTGCGACAGTGCAATGACAAGACAGGTCATTGTCACAAAAGCACTTAAAGGCTCAGGAAAAGAAAATGACCCATATCGAGAGGTCACGCAGTATTGGTCTTTGACAGGCAAGCTGCTTTTTGAGCTGACAGACGAGGACGGACAATAATACTACCCAACAGCCACAAAATATAAAACGAGGAGGAATAAAAATGAGGTCACCTGACATTGAAATGGCAGTGCGGCTGTACTATGAAAAGCCCGAAATAACCAATGCGGATATCAAGGCACTGTTCAGCACAGGTGAAACGCAGACTATCAAGATCAAGAAAGCTGTTAAGGAAGAAATGGAAAAGCGTGGTGTGAAGTCATGGCTGCCACACTCGGTTAATACCGAGATAGCCTACGAGGTGTGGGGCATTGATATCGACAACTTCGAGAAAAGGCTTAAAAAACTCCGCACGCTTTACGGAAAGGACGTGAGAAAATGATAGCCGTGTTAGAGATAATCAGATGTGCCGCAGCGGTAGCGCTCTTGGTGGTGCTTGCAATGTATGTAGCGTACAGGTGGTATGTAAGCGTAAAAGAAACTGCCTACGAGGAAGCAGAGGAGAGCATAAAGCGTGCAGTGAGAGAAGCAGGCAGACCCGTGGTCAAGGTCGAAGTTGAAATGAAAGGAAAGTGGTAATGAACATTGTAGGAATACTGCTGATAACAATAGCTGTGCTTGCAGGCATAGATGTAGTGATGTACATAGCACTTGGTGCCATTGAAAAGCACTGGGAGAAACGTTATGAGAAAGAGGAGGATAACGATGATAACGAAAGAGGAGTTTGAAAAGGCGGTGGAGTATTGTGCTAGTGACACCACAGATTGCGACGGCTGTCCACTTTGTGCCAGCGATAAGCAACGTGTGTGCAGTACATATCTTGCAGAGTACCTAAAAGAAAACGAGCCTGCACCTGCGGCAACAGGCACAAGCTCAGAGGTATCAGATGATACCTGTTCAATATTACAGTTTGATGATAGTACAAAAGAGCAGATTTGTCAAGCATATGAAACTGCTGATGAAGCTTGCTCAAATATACTTGCTGTTTATGAGGGAATGTCAGAATGTGAGCAGAGAGCCTTTGATATTGGAGAGGCGTATGGAAAGATATGCAGCACAAGGGATAAGCTTGAAAAGCTGAGAGGCGGTGACGGCAAATGAAAGGCTCGCCAACACGCTGCGTAGATCCTGTCATGAAGTGCTGTCAGGATTGCGCTTGGGGATATCGTGAATATGGCGATGACGTGGAATGCTCTGCCGACCTAGCAGGTTGTTGTTTTGAATGTGGTTGTACACTCGGTTTTGATCAAGGCAGACCTGAGGACGAACCGACAGAAAAAGAGCTAAAAGAGTTTGAAAAATGGTGTGAAAGGACAAGATAAAATGAACGAACTATCGGCAGAATATATCAAGGCGGCTGAGCTTGACCGCAGGATAAAGACCTCAGCTCAGCTTGCACAGCAGAGCCTTTACGATATGTGTATGGGCTTTAAGGAAATGAGGGACAGCAGGCTTTACAAGGAGCTTGGGTATTCGGAATTTAATGATTACTGTAAATCTGAAACAGGCTTTTCGGACAGACAAGTATATAACTACATTTCGATTGTCGAGAAGTTGCCGAAAGAATTAGTGAACTCGAGTTCACTAATTGGAGTAAAGAAACTAACACTTCTCACCAAGCTTTCTGAGGACGAACGTTCTGAACTTACCGAGAACACCGACCTTGAAAACACCTCTGTAAGAGAGCTTGAAGAAAAGGTCAAACAGCTTAAGATCAAGGCTGACAAGGCAGATATGCTCAGCGGCAGACTCGACGATATGAACGGTATCTGCAATAGGATATCAAAGCAGAGGGACAAGGCTGAACTCCGCATACGTCAGCTTGAAGCCGAGATAAAGGACCTTGAGAACCGTCCTATCGAGGTAGCTGTGGAAACAGACAGCAAAGAGGTGGCAAACCTTAAAGACGCTATGCGGCGTGTTGATCTTGACTGGTCGGAAAAATATTCAAAGCTTGAAGAGGACAGCCTGAAAGACCGCAGAGAGCTTTTGCAGAAAGCTGAGCAGGCTGAAAAGGACAAGCAGGACAAGCTTTCACAGCTTCGTGAAGAGCTTGACAGAACTAAGGCGGAGTATGAGAAAAAGCTTGCGGAGAACGCTCCTGCAAGGCTTGTGCAGGACGATAAAGCGGTGTTCAAGGCTTATCTTTCAACCGCTGTTGACAGCGTAAACAGACTTTGCGGATATATCGACGCACACAAAGACAGTGCAGAGCGTGAGCTGTTCGTAGAAAAATCAAGACAGCTTGCTGACATGATAAAAACTAAACTGGAGGTATAAAAATGAAACTTTATGAGCTTACAAACGATTTTCAGAGGCTTTTTGACAGCCTTGAGGATATGACGGAAAATGCCGAGCTTACGGCAGAGGAAAAGGCTGAGGCTGAAAAGGTGTGGTTTGATACACTTGAATGCGTTGAGGCTGAGTTTACGGACAAGGCGGAGAACGTTGCGGCTTATGTTAAGGTGCTGGGCAGCGAGGCGAAAATGCTTGAAGCAGAGGAGAAAGCCCTCAAAGCAAGACGTGAGCAGAAAATCAAGCAGGCAGAGAGCCTTAAAGCTTATCTTATGAACAGTATGCAGAGGGTCAACCTTAACAAAATAGAGGGCGTTATGGCTAAGATAAGCATTACAAAGGGCAGGGAAAGCACCGAGATAACAGACCCGAAAGCCTTTGTGGAGTGGGCAAAGGTCAATGATGACAGCCTGCTGAAATACAAAGATCCTGACATAAGCAAGACGGCTGTCAAGGCGGCTATCGAGGCGGGCAGAGAGATACCCTATGCGGCAGTTGTCCGCAGACCGGGACTGACCATAAGATAAGGAGGAAAAGAGAATGGGACTTGCGATACTTGTATTAGGCTTTTCAGGAAGCGGCAAATCTGCTTCCCTGAGAAATTTCAAAGAGGACGAGCTTGCTCTTGTGAACGTGAACGGAAAACAGCTTCCGTTCCGCACGCAGTTTAAGTCAACGATACATACCGACAATTACGGTGAGATAGAACGCTTTATGAAAGCTCAGACGGCAAAGTCCATAGCTGTTGACGATAGTCAGTATCTTATGGTGAACGAGTTTATGCGCCGTGCAAAGGAAACGGGCTATCAGAAGTTCACTGACATAGCAAAGAATTTCTGGGAGCTTGTGAGAAGCGTTGAAATGCTTCCCGAAGATGTTATCGTGTATTTTCTCAATCACCTTGATACAGGCGAGGACGGCAGGCAGAAAGCTAAAACTATCGGCAAGCTGCTTGACGAAAAGATAACTGTCGAGGGTATGTTCACAACTGTGCTTAAAACTGTTGTGGTTGACGGCAAGTATCTTTTTGCCACTCAGACGGACGGCACTGACACCTGCAAAAGTCCTATCGGGCTGTTCGACAGTATGTACATAAGCAACGATCTGAAACTTGTTGATGAAGCGTTGAGGACATACTATCATTGGTTTTGTCAATATCACTTGACACATTTTATTCGAACAAGAATTATGCAG